GGTAAGGTTTTTATTTCTATTTTCTAAGAGCATGTCTTTATTCCTATTTTATATACGTTGTAAATTATTATTAATTGCAGTAAATTGTTAAAATATACTGGGGGTCCTTCCATGGACTCCAGTCCCATTTCGTCTCCCCCTAGTTCACTTCCCACATCGGGAGGTGCCATGGCGGCTTGTTGAGCCATTTCAGCCTCTTGCTGTTCTTGAGCAATAGCGTCCATCTGATTGGTAATATCTTGAATTTCATCTTCATTCATATTGAAATAATGCTCATATATGTAATCAGGTGGAAACATTTCCAAACCTTTGACTGCTTGAACCACTCTTGTTTTCTGTTCATCTAACTCTAAGCGTCTTTTTTCCTGCAAGTCAGACGGAGGGCATAATGATACTTCTACAGACCTAACCAACTCTTTAGGGTAGTTACGGAGAGTTAAGTGTCTCTTAACCATAGTGTTTAAACCTAGTTCAATTTCTCTCTGAAGTCTGCCTACTGCTCTAGAGAATTTTATATCAAGCTGGGACAAATTAGATTTTCTCTCAGGGCTATTATCTTTTTCTACAATAAAATCTTGTGGAACTTTCAAAGCTGCTAAAAGCTTATCTCTAAAGTACTTAACGTCATCATTCTCACCTAGGTTTTGAGCGCCTGGCAAAGTATCAATTTTAGTACCGTTACCTTTACCCTTCACAGGCACGAAAAAGTCCTCATCTGTAGACAACGGATTGTATCTTTCGTTCATTTGCCCAGATTGAGGGTCAAAGAATTTCTCTTTCTTAAACTTCTGCTTTAAGCGCTCCATGTACATTTCTACTTTAGAAGTAGGCAAGTTACCTGTATCGACATAGAAGACTCGTCGCTCTGGAGCTCTTGCCAATCTATAGATTAGCATGGCGTCTTCCATCAATTTTAAGGACCTCCATGCAGCTATACCTGGGAATATGATAGATTTTCCGTAAGGATAGAAGTTAGCATCAGATGTATGAATTCTAAAGTGTGTAATCTGCTCCTTGTTCAAATCTAAAAACTTACCAGTGCCTGCAGCGGCGCTCCCGTATTGAGGGTCTGACATTCCTCCAGACTTCATATCCGGAACTTCCTGTAGGAATTTTTGAAGGTACCCGTATTCGTTCTCAACCCTAGTTATGTAATTAGGATTTAAAATTTTAATTCTTTGGATGCCTGCTACAGGGTTATTAAGGTCTACAATGTTTTCTATGTAACAATCACCATACTTACAAACGTTTCTGAAGATATCCCAAATATACTGTTTCAAGTTGGACATCTCAACAAAATGTTCGACCTCCGCTCTTACACCCTTCTCAGGAGTTCTAATATGTAGAATATCTCCATTCAGGTGCTTCTGTGTTCCGTCATCGGCGTAAATGTCTAAAGCTGCGCCAATCTCTGGGAACTCGTCCATTTTCTCATAATCCCCATATCTCTTCTTCTTATCATACTCAATCTGAGGCATTTGAATCATACCTCTGCTAATCCCTATTCCAGGAATGTCATTAAATAAGTCGGTAGACTTAATGGTATCACCGGCTAACCTACCTCCTTTTGAATGTTTTCTACCTCGTACCGCGAAGTACTTACTGAAAAATGAGGATAGACTAGTTCTATCCCTTTCCAGACTAGCTGATTGTCTCCGTTCCGGAAATTCCGTTAGAGCCTCTGTCAAGTTATCGTTTTCGTTATTTATTTCAGAATCCATGATGTATCCTCTTCCTCACCTGTATTAGATACCCATATAGAACCGGGTATTTCAGGTTTTGTTTTAGTTTCTATTGATTTACCCAATTCTGCGGGTAAATTTATATATAAATTTTTATAAACATTGGCTGCCAATGCTAAACTCATTACCAAATCGTCATGATAATTTTTGTCAGCCTCAACTTTACCAGTTTCAGTTATAATAAAAGTATTAAGTTCAGATACAGTTCGTTCTGAATTAATTCTAAAAGTAGAAGTTCTTAAGCTCTCTTCTAAAGAGTTTAAAACTTCCTCTCTTGTTTTGGATGTCATTTGAAATCCAAACTCCTGCCTATCGTCCATCCAGAGATTTTCGTATTCTAGAGTTTCAAATAATTGTTGAAGAAGGGGTATCCCTAATCCGTTTCTCTCAATTACTATGTGGGCTAGGTTATAGCTTACTCCCTCAGTATGTATAATTCGTGCAAACTCAGCCAAAGGAGTCTTATTAGAATAGAACTCCGCTACTTGCTCTCCGTTGTATAAATTTATAATATGAAATGCAGAGTAGTCTTTATCCCGTCCATAAGACGCATCTACAGCTAATAGGTATTCTGCATACGGGTCAGGCTCTTTCCATATTCTCATACTGTTGGAATGCTTTGTAAAATAGGAATCCAGAATATTATCATTTAATCGCGCCAAGGTATGACGGTCTATAAAAGTATCTCCGGTGCCTAAGAAGGAGCATTCGTACTCCTGTTCCCACATTCTCTGCCCGATAATAGGTTTATTCTCCTTAGCCCACGCTTCAGTATAATCTGGGTGTTCTCTCCAGTGTAAATCTATAATATTAAATGAATTATTTCCCTGCTCTGCATCTCGATATAATTCATAATATAAATTGGACATACCGTTTACGGTAGATATCAGCGAAGCTTTTCCTCCTGTGGAAATAGTAGGGTATATCGCTGCCCAAAACTCTCGCATCTTATCAATAAATGCTGCCTCATCTACTATTAAATGTGACACCGACTCACCACGCCCAGCTCCTGCAGGCTGAGACTTCACACGAGAGCCAGTAGAGAGGTATAGAGAGTGTTTATTCTTTTCCACTATTCTCGGACGTAACCATGTTGGCAGGTCGTCATACATCATTATAACGCGTCTAAGGAAGGCTGTGGACTCTCTATCTCCGATGGATACCACCATCACATTATGATTGTCTTTAAAAATAATAGACCATAGAGAATAGGCTGCACAAATTGTAGTAATTCCAGCCTGTCTAAATTTTCTGATTATGTTAAACCTATTACCTTCTATCTCACTTAGAATTTTCTCTTGAAATTTGTATAAATCGAAGGGAATTATGCCTTTAATAGGATGCTCAATATTTATGTACTTACGAATAAAATACGTAGGGTCTTCCTCGCACTTTCTAACTTCGTCAATAATATTCTGTTTACTTACCATACCTTACTATAAATTATATACCTATGCAAAAAATCGCAGTTATCCCATCCAAAACCAAAAATATACCATCTCAACTTTCAAATTACCTTAAGGAAGCGGGTTGGACAGTAGCGGTCATGGCTGGATGTAAAAGTATTTTTGAAGCGTATACAAACGCTATTACTGAATATAACATCAAATCTGAAGATAGTGTAATTATGTGTCATGATGATATTTCAATTTTAACTAATAAAAGTACATTTAATGAAATAATTGAAGAAAATTTAAAAGAAAGGTCAGTAGGCTTTTTAGGGATAGCTGGAACTAGGATACTTAGGAATTCTTGCGTTTGGTGGGAAGGATTGGGAGACTACGCTTCAGGACACTTAGCAGGTATGGTATACCATGGTTCTACTTATAAAGATATGCAAGAGACTTATTATGGTCCTACGGGAGAAGTTGTAGCCTTGGACGGTGTATTTCTAGCATGTAAAGGCAGAACCTTATTTCAGATATCTACTAAAAAACCTTCTTACTTCTCAGGAGATTGGGATTTCTATGATATTTATTATACCCTTCAAGCGCATACTAAAGGATTACGTAATTACGCTATACCTATTCAAATTTTTCATAGGTCTAGAGGGGAAACGTCTGGTAAATCCTCTTGGCATGCAAATAGAGAAGCCCTAATAGAAAAGCTAGGGGATAAATTACCAGTATTTATTAAGTAATATTTTATAATGAAACAAGGAACAAAAGCAATTAAAAACGGTTTATCACTAGAAAATCTAGTAGAAGATTGTGTAGTCACAAATATATTTGTACCATCTGAAAGGTACAGCCAAACAGATATACGCGAAGATATACTTCTTAAAGGTGTACCTTATACAAACATTTACGGCAATAGCAGATGTAGGTCTGAGTTTGTGTTACACTTTAAAGGGAGAAAGATTCGTATAGAATGTAAGGCTCAGCACTCTAAAGGGTCTGTAGATGAAAAGTTACCGTATCTCTATATGAATTTTATTAATAATATTGAAGAAGATGAGGCTATTATTGTAATTGAAGGGAATGGGTTTAAGGAAGGAGCTAAGGAATGGTTGAGAGCAGTTTGTAAAGGGACAAAGGTGCGTGTAATGTCATTTTCAGAGTTCCGCTCCGAATGCCTGAAAGGGTTACCTAAAGCTACTAAACCCTCTTTCTTTAAAAGATTTTTTGAGTATTAATCAGAGTAAGTTATAAAGGGGTAGTAGCTCAACTGGATAGAGCATCAGCCTTCTAAGCTGACGGTTATAGGTTCAAATCCTATCTACCTCACCACTTATTGAGAGTAATTTAGAAAAATAACGTCTCCCTCAACATTATTGAGCTTTTTATTTAAATTTTTATATCTCTGAGGAAGTGTACTTCCATAAATGGACAATATAAGCTCTGCTCTCTCTACTATGAAGTTTTCGGCTTCATCTTCTATACGCTTACTGTTTTTTAAATCTAAAGTTTCATCACTTAGTATAATAATGGATTGAGAACCTTCAACAGCCTTTTCAAACTTTAAGTTATGAAACTTCCTCAAATTATCAAAATACCCTGTACATGGGATAATTAGGGAGAAGGGTATATCCAGTATCCTAAGAAGATGCGTAGCATATAAACAAGTTTTACCCCGAGGAATAATATAAACCAACCTAGGTTCAATACCTTTTAGAAGACTTATAATTTTTCTAACAGCTCTTCTCCTGTCCCCAGTAACCTCTCCTTTTGATATATTTGTAAACGATTCGGTTCCAAAAATACCCAATATAGGTTTTTCACATTCCAATCCTAGAGATTCGACATTGTACATCTTCATATTATCTACTAATTTCATAAGTTTAATTTAATTAAATAACATATATAAAATAGGAATTAACTATATGAACAACTCACACAATCTAAACACTTCAGAAGTACCTTCGACATTCGTAAACGGAATCGTTGAATCAATGTATGGAAAAGACTCCATGGGAGACATTAAAGCAGAGGAAACCCCAGACAATGATGCTACTGTAACAAAACACGCAGAATCCATGGGAGACACCTTTGGCATACCTCAAAATGTTGGTAATGCATGGAAAGCCCCAACCCAGATAAATGACCATCAAGAAGTAGATTCTGAAACAGAGTCTCTTACCGAGTCAGAATCTCCGAATATGGAATCTCGTGTAGCTGTTCTAGAAGAAAGCTTAGTTAGTTTACTAGAATCTGTAAAAACACTAGTGGGTAACATTGACGAAGCAAAAATGTATAAGGAGTCTGAAGGCAATGTCTCTATGAATCCTGGTAAAAAGTTTATTGAAAAACGTACGAAGCCGAAGACGCCGCCGAAATCAGTCAAGCTAACTCAACTTGGAGGGAAGAAGAAGAAGGTAAAGCTAGACAAATTGGTACCTTATGCTGATACAGATAAAGGGAGGGAGATGGAATCGGGAATAAACACCGTGGCTAATGCCCAAGCATTAGATAAGGAGAACCCTGTTAATACCGAGCCTATGACCGCCAAAGAGAGAGCAGCGCTTGCTCGCGCGTCTGAGGCTACGTTAGCGAAGGCTCGTCTAGCCAAGGACGATGAAGCTCCTGCTTAAACTATAAAGATTTTAAAAAGATATACAAACCCTATTAAAAAACCCCGATGATTAATTTCACCGGGGTTTTTATTTTTGTTGTTATTATTCGTCCTAGAGAAGAATTGGAACGGGAACCGCACATGCTACCAGAGCAAAGTATGCGATGGCAATTACAGCCATTCCCAAGATGATTTTTTTGATTTTCTTTTTACTCATTAATTGTTGTTACCTTTAGTTTAAAAATAAAGCTTTAGGGTTTTAAAACTTATTTGTTCTTTTCCATATAATCGAGAAGAGCAGCTTGCTGTCTTTCGTTAGCAGCAACTATGTTTTGCATTTCTCGTTCACATGTTTCTGAATTTCTCTCAGCAATATCGTACATTAGTTCTATAGGGTCTGTTGACTTCGCCTCATCAGAGGATATAGACCGGAGAATTCCTGAAATGTTAGTAACAACTAAAGTTACCAATCCAGCGATTACCGCTATACTCTCCCCTGGAAGATAAGATGATGATAGAATAAATACGAGCACCATTACCATAAGATAGAATGCGCCGAATTTCGCAAGGTGTTTTCCGGCTACTTCCTTAGAAGACTCAAGAGCTTTAATCTTCTGAACTTCTAGGCGTCCTTCCGCTACCTTTAGAGCAATAGCTTCTTTAGTATTGGAAAGTAGTTGTGCTTCTTTAGCTGCTTTATCCGAAACCGCAGCAATTCCGGCAGGTCCCGAGTCTTTAGGCTCCGAAGGAATAGTATAAGGAGGTCCGTTCTCTACAATAGCGGAAGCAATTGGAGGGTCAATCCAATCTTTCTTCTCATGTGTTTTTTTATCTTTATCTCTAGACATTTTAAAATCTCCTAGTTAGCTGTTGACGCTACCCACTTAGGTGCATTAGCTTTAGCATTAGCTTTTTGTGCCGGAGTTAAAGGGGGATTCTCAGGTGGGGGAGAAACCGTGTCCAGCTCATGTTTAGTATCAATGGAAGCATCTGCAGCCCGTACAGCTACATCTAAAGGTGTTTCAGGCTTCTTGGCAGTTGCATCTGCTCTTACAACCTGTTTCCGTTGCTTAGCGCGAAGTTTTTTCCGAGCTTCGTTCTTCTGTGCTTGAGTCGTGTTACTGCTTCCAATTATACGCTTATGTCCCGCTTTCGACCTTTCGAATAGGATTGGCTCACCTTCAGAGGCTTTCCAACTATCACCGAACATCGTTTGCTGCTCTAGCTCTTCTTTTTTGTTATCACCCGCTTCAATCTCGTCTGCTGCTTCTTCAGCAGGAGTCTTTACCTTTACTTTTGCTTTTGCTTTTGCACCAAACATTTTAGGCTTTGACTTGGCATGAAATCTGAGATTAGGCTTATCCCATCCTGTTCCTACACCTACAGGAAGAATATCCTTCTCGTCAGCGGCTTCGTCGTCATCGGTATCTCCTGAAGGCTTATCGGTATCTCTAGGGTCATCGACTGGAGGTGTTTTTCCTCCTGGAGGTGTTTTTCCCCCTGGAGGTGTTTTTCCCTCTGGAGGTGTTTTTCCCTCTGGAGGTGTTTTTCCCTCTGGAGGTGTTTTTCCCTCTGGAGGTGTTTCTCTTCCTGGACCTGGGTCTCCTTTTGGTCCGGGTATCCCGACACCACCATCACCACCTCTACCACCATCACCACCTCTACCACCATCACCGCCTTTGCCGCCCGCTGGACCTGCTGGACCTGCTGGACCTGCTGGACCTGCTGGTCCTCCTTCTCCTGTTGTGCGCCATGGACCATCCAGTACCTTGCCAGGAGGTGTTTCTCTTTCTTTAGGTGGTTTAGGCTTTACAGGAGTTTTAGGCTTTACAGGAGGTTTAGGGTCTCCGAAGGGTAGCTCACCTTGCACCAAAGGATTTACGGGAGTTTTAGGTTTCCCACCAACTGGCTGTTGTAGTTTTAGTTTTCTGGCTTCTGCTTTCGCTCTTTTCCTATCTCTAGAAGGTTTTGCCTTTGCACCTGTACTTCGCCATTTCACCTTTTTACCGCTAGTTGAGTCTGCCACGCGGGTACCTTTACCTCTACCACCAGACCTAGCCTCCTCTAAGGTTTCAGCGTCTTTGGTCTCTTTTAAATACTGGGAGAAATTCATCTGTATTATATATGCTTTCTAAATCATTAAGATACATTCTTTAGTAACAGAAATAGTAGGATAGTCTTTCACTCCGCCTAATTCCACAATCAAAACCAAGTTCTTATCCCTAGCCACAGCCTTTAAAATTTTTTTATAGTTATTAGTAGCAGTTTGCATCAACTTGTTATATCTTGCAGTACCTTGCTCTAATTTATCCTTCCGTATGAGTTTAACGGATGGTAATTCTTCGTATATCTTAGTAGACTCTATTACTCCTACTCTATCCTTGTTATCAGAGTTAAACTCAGATAATTGTCCGTGCCTTACCATATTAGGGTTAATATATGGAGCCACAAGTAAACTAGCAATTAAAATTAAATTTTTCATATCTTATTATATACTAAAAAAATAAAGAGCCCAGATAAAATCCAAGCTCTTTTTAAATAAGTAACTTTTTACGTACGGTCAATCAAATCGGTGGGCGTAGCTATAAAAGTTACCCAAATTCTATCGTATTCAGTTATACCTGAATTAAAGAAGGAAATTGTAGTATCTTGAGGGAATACCATTCTCATCGGAGGACACCAAGCAATTTGATTACGAATATCACCTGTAGCAGTAGAAATGCCAGTTGTACGGTTATAAAGACCAATATGGACTGCGGTCTCACCTGCTGTAATAGTTCCGACGTTACCATTAAAGATTGTTTCAGCAACACGGTCATCATCTTCTAAGAAGATGTCTGTAATCGTGTAAGAGTATCCAATGGGAACCCGAACATTCAAATATGGGCTTCCTTGTCCAAAACTCACGTAATTCCCAACATATGTGATAGGCTGTGGGTCAGGACTCATCATTGGCGTAGTAGCATTTAGGTTTAATCCAAATGCAAATGCCATAGACGCTAAAATTAGTATAGAGAGGTATCCTTTCATCTTAGCCCATCATTTTAGCTACGATAGACCATAAAAGCCCAGCTTCCAGTAATAGGAGGACCAAAGTGCAGCCATCCTTAACTTTATGAAAATCGATGAAATCTTTAATCACAGTTATTGCGAATGAATCATTTTTTTTTGCCGTTTCGGCTACAGGAGTTTTCTTTGTGGTTTTTGCCATAGTAATTTATTTAGCTATCGAAGAGTCCAGTAATTTTATTTTATATAACTCAGATTCCTTCTTTTTGAGTGATTGTAGCTCGTTTAAAGCTTTTCCTAGTTGATTACGATATTTTTTTAATTTTTTTGACCGAGGTCCTTTATTTTCAAGTTCGTTATCAATTGTAATCTCAAGACGTTGAATTTTTTCATCAAGCATGTCGTATTTGTATAAAAGATTTTTTAATTCTTTCACACGAGGCTTGGTACCTTTAGAGTAGGTTAGACCTAGCATCGTATGTAAGTTATCTATTAATTCGGTACGAGATAAATCACCACGTAGTGGAATATGCTCAGAGCCATCCCATTTAGATACGAACAGGTGTGGAGGGTGCTTTTCATTGAATAGATTGTGAAATGCATGTGATTCGTCTAAAATCGTTTGTGGTAACTTTATGCAATGGAACCACTTGACCATTACCAGTATATCCTCATTATTATCAGAACTTGATAGGAGAGCATTATCAGTTCCATTACATTGTTTGCATTCTCTTAGCACTAAAAGGGGACGTTTGTCATCTTTTGCAATATTAATAAAAGCTTCTTCCCGAGGAAGTGCTCTTTTAACAGCTTGTGCTATGGTTTGGTTATTTTTTCTAGAAATTATTTTTTTTGAGCCATACAACGGATAATCCCAGTCTAGTTTTAAAGTCTTCTTAACTGTTTTACCATGTTTAGGTAATGGCATCGCAATTCCTCCTGTAGATGGAGCAGGACCGGCGGGCTGAGCCGCTGGTGGTAAACCAGCAGGTGTTCCACCTGGTGCAGGAGTTGAAGTGGGATTTGAAGCCCCACCTGGATTTGATGTGTCACCCGGACCCGAGTAACCTGCTCCCCCACGGGGACCTCCACCTCATCATTGAGGTGCACCTAACAAGGTGCCACCGACAAGAAAAGATGCCATAAAAATTGTAAAAAGTTGTTTCATCATATTATTTAGTGTCTTCCGGTGGTTTCATCTATGGTTCTATCGCTTAGTTTTCTTCCAAGAGTTCTCAACCATCTTTCGCGCTCATTATGCCATTTACCTCTCTCACTCTCAAATTTATCCGATTGCTCTTGCAATTGCTTTAAAAGGAACCTTTCACGGATTATACTGAATATAACCCAACATCCGAGCACTCCATAGTCTAATAACACTGTTTCCATACAATATCTAGGAGTCCCTGGAATCTCGACCGGTTTTTGCCAATGTTTTTCTTTTTTTTCTATAAATTATTTTTTTTTGGGCTTATAATAGTAGGATGTGTGGGGACTGCCATAATGGCAGTATTGTAGCTTTTCTAGGATTCTCTACGCTGAATTAATTTAAATACTTGCGTTTAGGGGGTTGCGCTCTACCGTCCGCGAGTGTATAATTAGTACATATGAAATCTCTCTCTAATAAAAACAAGTACTCCGCGATGAATTTCGCGCGTCAAAATGCTAACATCGAATGCGTATTATACGCTAAGGTAGGTGTCTTAGGTGACCACCAAACAGAACCTAGAGTATTAAAGCTAGGTAGCTTTGGATACTTAGATTGTATGCAATCTCTAGCAGGTTATAACCCTAGCAAGGTTAATATCGTAACTAAGAGTTTCTTCAATAATGTTCTTCGTCCTGATAACAAGGTTAAGTAATAATTAAACATATGAAATCTCTCTCTCACTTTGATTCTTCCTATAGCCCTAACGAAGCTAACGAAGCTAACACTATGCATTTCGATTGTTGGGCTTGCTCTGATTCGGGTTTAATAGACGCTGACGAAGTTTGCGCTGTTTATTGCGACTGTCGGCAAGGCAAGGCTCGTGCTATCCATGAATACGAAGATAGTATTCAAGATAGAACACCTATCAACTGTAACGACCAAATGCAAGACTTGTTAAACGAGTATCGCGCCTATGGGGATTGTTAAATGATGATTATACCTCCTCTATTATTCTCATTGATACAGTTAAGCGCGTATGACGCTATCGAAGCTAAGGACGGCAAGGCTTGCGCTGATGCGTTTAACAATGCCATCGAAGAAAATATACGCGTAGAGTGTAGAGACTTGCTTGCGCCTATCGTATCGGCTATACGCTATGCAGAAAATGGTGGCAAAGGTCGCGAGTATGGCATATTGCATAAGCGCGTTAAGCCTACGTATCGCTCTCAAGCGGGTTGGTGTTCGGCTACTGTTCAGAAGAATTATGACCGTTGGGTTAAAGCAGGGAGCAAAGGGGATTTTATATCCTTTCTAGGCTCTCGGTATTGTCCTATAGGTGCAGATAACGACCCTAACGGCTTAAACGCTCATTGGATACATAACGTAACGCATTACACTAAACAATTTAAAGTATAAAAAATAACTTGCAAATTTGACCGTAGAGGGGTCCGAGGGCTCCTAAGTCTAGTGTATGTAAGAACTTACAAACAATTTAAATACTTCTCTATTTTCCCTGTTTTATACTTCCCCTATACCCTCCGCACGTGTATAATTAGTACATATGAAATCTCTCAACAACAAAGAAAAGTTCGACACGATGCAATTTGCGCGCGACGACAATAAAATAGAATGCGTACTATACGCTAAGGCAGGTGTTATAGACGACGTGCCTACGATAGTCGCTCAAGGTAGCTGTACCGAGCTAGAAGCTTACGCCATCGCGGAGCGCCTTAACCCTAATTACTTTAAGAAATCGTATAGCATTGTTACTAAAACGTTCTACGATAAGGTAATATTTCCTTCTTGGTTGCTTAATAATCGTGATACTGATTTTAACAAAATTACAAAGGAGGTTAAGTAATGATAATGACACGCTCACACTTTCAAGCGCAAGCTGACCTATGCGCAGAAATTATCACAGACCTATCTAAAAGCATTGATACAGGTATAACATTAGGACACATTGACGATGTCATCGAAAGCTTTTGCGATATGTGCGAACGTAGTAACCCTAAGTTTGACCGCGACAGGTTTAGGATTTGGGTGGTAAATAAGATTGTTATACACTAATAAACTGTTTTAGCCCTTGTAATTTTGACCGTCGGCGGACCCCCCGCGCGCCTAAGTCTTTACATATCAATCACTTACGAACAATTTAAATACTTCTCTATTTTCCCTGTTTTATGCTATTCCTATACCCTCCGCGCTTGTATAATTAGTGTATGTTATCTCTAACCTCACCTATGATAATCGCTATATGCGATTTGTTCGAGTCGCTTACTAAGGACGGTGTCTATCAAGACATTGCTGTTAGTATCTG